TTTTTGTTCCGTCTGAACGCTCCATAAAGGATTCCTTCACAAACGACATACCCGCATGCGCAATGATCGCATCACGATCCATCTCGCCGATCTTTAGACCTCCCTGTGCACCGCGTCCTCCCGTCGGCTGATGGGTTCGCATCTCCTTACGTCCCTGTGCACGAGCCTGCCACTTGTCCTCTACCATGTGCTTCAAGCGCATTCCATAGACCGGTCCAATAAAGATTGTCGCAGGAATCTGCTCTCCTGTCGCACCATTATACATCACCTCGTTACCATACTTCTCATATCCCATTTGTTCCAAAATTCCTCCAATCGCCTCTTGCGGCGATCCATCATTCATAAACGATGTTCCATCACCAATCGTTCCTGAAAGAGCCGCTGTTTTACCAAGTAACTGTTCTAAGTTCTGTGCAATGGTCATACGTGACGGAATCGCATGCGGATTCATAATCATATCTGGAACAATGCCTGTAATGGTACGTGGCATATCATGTCCTCTCAGTAGTGCACCAATCGTACCTTTTTGGCCATGCCTGTTAGAGTTTCCAGTCCAAAACGCTGTAGTTTCCCCCTTTCGGCGTACCAAAAATACCTGGCTCGGTACAGAAAGACAATAGACCTTATCACCAATCTCATTGGTCGGTGTCATACTAATAGATGTAATTCGAACAGAATTACCATACGCATCCATCAAATAATATGTAGAATCTCGAAAAGAATATAGTATATTCGCATTGATTAACTGCCAAGTACTATTAGAATCTCTTACATACAGTCGGTGGTCGCTCGTAACATATTGACTTCCTTTTTCGGTCTTAACAAGATACATTACACCCGTGTGGTCAAACTGATATATATCAATCGGTTGAACATATTCTGTTGATCCATTTTCATGTCGTTGTAATACATACTGTGTTTTTGAAACCTCTGCAATTGGCTCCCAGCCCGCCGCCGTTCGCACTTCGTGATCCTCTGTCAAACAGAATTTATCTCCCAGCTCAGGAATACGATCCTGTACCACGCGAATCTTGACCAATCTCAGCCCCTTATTATTCGTCATGATCACCACCTTCTCTACACGACCGCGTGTCCATACCTGCGGCGTAGTCGAGGCATCTTTCATTTGACCTCCAATGACACTCATCATATACGCTCCCACAATCACCGTGTTCTCGTCTACATACGTACCCTCTTTTACAATTCCACGGTCGTCCAACTTCGAATAATCTAGACCAGGGCGCAATTCCTTCCAGTTTCCAATCAACTTCGGATTTCCAAACCGAACCTGAATACCCGCCTTCTCATCGTCCTCTTCAAATGCCTCATAGGAACGAAACGCCATTGAACGAAACATACCACGTTGTACTGCATCATGATTCATCACGATACCGTCTTCCTGATTGTATCCCGACCAGCATGCGATGGCCAGCACACAATTCATTCCATACGCCATACGACCCTCGCCCAAATAGTGATTGTATAAGGTACGTGTCATTGGCATCTCTCCATAACATAATACATGTGCCGTATTATCAAACCGATTGCGCCAATTGGTAGCATAAACCGAGAGACCCTGCTTCGATTGCGAACACGACAGTTGGTTACGCGGTGACTGATTGTGCGGTGCAAATGGAATCAAGGAGGTCATCATACTCATAATGGTCGATGGGTGAACCTCCATATGTGTAGTTTCAGGCGTGATATAGGCAGGATTATTAACAATGAAACATTCATTTTGCTCATATGGATCAATGTATTCGATCACACCTACATGCGGTACCAATAATGCAGGGTACTTCTCCAGTTCCAATCCCTCCTGCGGATCATGAAAATCAGTGGAATCAAGATTGATATTCTCTCGCAAGGTTCCCATTACCAGTTGCTTCCACGTTCTCGCCTCGGATAGCTTTTTTAAAGGAAGTTCAGCTTTCGTGAGCCATACAAGCGGGCGAAGTGGGCGACCTGGATCCATGAACAAATAGACCTTACGATCACGAATAGAAAATGAAATACTTACTGAATAGGGAAGACACCCACTTCTTTTTAGAAGCTGAAGAACATGTGTCAATAAATCTGGTTTTGCAGTATATCCAAACATTCCACCATTGACATAGACAGGTACAAATACGATTCGCTGTTCCACCGTCATATCCTCTGGAGGATATACGCGACCCGATCCTCGCAACCACTTGAAGAATGCGGTTGTTTGAGACGACGTTGAAATCGCCGCCATAATCGTCAAGTTCTTCGTAATTCCGATTGATGCACCTGTCGGCGTTTCTGACGTACAGAAATAGCCATACTGTGACGTGTGAAGTTTACGCGGACCCGTCAGTTTCATGCTGGTATCAAAATCAAGAATCACGCGGCGACAATGCGACATGAAATCGACATAGGAAAGACGAGACATTGCCTGCAACACGCCCGATTTCTCCTCGCCCAGACCGGTGCCCCATTTTCCTTTAAACCCCTTCATGATCATATCATTCAAGAGACCTGCCATAAAAATCTTGTTTTCACTGCCTGGTTGGAATATGTTCTTAAAATTCTGTTCTGCATAGAGCGTCGTATTGTAGTTATACTCCTTACCAATCGTTAGTACAAACGCCTTAATCCACAGTTTATACGAATTATTGAAGAGCTCTTGAACCAGAAATCCACTTGTGAGACAACGCTGATTACGTGTATCATCGCGGTCTGTCTTCTGGTCATACCCTTCACTCACGCGCAGAATCTTTCGCACACAATCTCCTAAGAACAATGCCTGGGAGTGCGAATCGTTTGGCATATGAATGAATGTTTGATTGCGAATGATATCTAATACATGAGCTTCACTGAAGCCCTTTGTCAATGTTTTAATATATTTAACTGCCATATATGTATTTAAAAATGGAAAGGAATCAATAATGCAGGGACGAAGTTTATCTACCAGTAATTTTGCCTCAGGACTTTCTAAATCAGGAAAGATGAGTTTGATGATTTCCTCGTCGGATTGAAATCCAAGTGCACGGAACAACAAGAACAGCGGAACCGGTTTTCGCACAAACGGCAGAGAGACCTGAATCGTTGCATGCGATGTGATTCCATCTTTCTCCACGTAACGCATTAATGAAAAAGAAATGCGTTTCACCTGACGAGTCTGCGCTGATAAACATGAAATCGAGGCATACACTGCTACCTTCGGATCATTTTGAGGGGTAATATAGAGTGTATTAAACGCCTGTTCTTGGCGCGTTACTAGTACTTTCTCTGCACCATCAACAATAAAATAGCCACCGTTATCATATGGACACTCACCCGCCTGTTTGAGAAACTCCTTCGGTTTACTGTTCAAAATACAATAACGGCTATGAAGCATAATTGGAATTTTAAAGAGCGGCCATTTCAAAAATGGCTCAGGCGACAAATCAACGCCCTCACCATTGACGATATCGGACGCAATATCACTTTTATAGGTAATTTTTACTTTAATGTCAGCATATACCGTAGAACAATAGGTGAGATTTCGCAAACGCGCTTCGTTCGGATACAAAATACGGACTTCTTCCGTATTCTGAAGACTGATTGTCGGAGTTCCGATTTCGATGGCGTCTCCATTCTCTCCACCCACGTAAATCTCCACACGATATTTGTATTCTCCCGTTTTTTCATTCAACTCTTTTAGAATCAAAATTGGATTCTGAGAACGAATGATACTGATCATATCTTGCTGAACAAATTGATCATAGGAGTCGATATGATGTCGCGTATAGGGATAGGCATTTGTGCGAAAGTAGAGATCAATCAATCTTCGCGATAATTCTCGTGCCTCGTTTCCGTCCATCTGTCTCCTAGTAAGAGGAAAGAGAGTCTTATATTCATCACAGTATTTTCTACAATGTGATGAATGGGGTTGATCGGAAACCTTAGCGTGTACTGCGTGTACTGCGTATACGACGTGTATGACGGCGGTTATTACAACGTTTCTGAGTCATGCACGTTTTCTTGCGATGGGTACGTTTACCTCCCATAATAGGAGGTAAACGTACACCTATATTTGTTGGAGGTAGTACAACTCCATGTGTCCTAGATGGGTTTGTTCCACTAGGAGCTGGCTGAATTGGAGGAAGTTTTTGTTTTCTTAGTTCTTCTAATCTTTCTAATCTTTCTTTTCTTTCTGCTGCTTGTCTGGCTGTTTCTGCGGCAGCAGCAGCTCTTACTGCTGCTGCTTCTGCTTCTCTTTCTGCTGCTCTTTTTTTTGCTAACTCTCTTGCGGCTCTTGCTGCTTCTCTTGCTGCTTCTCTTTCTGCTGCTATTACATTCGGATGTACTGCATTATTGTTTTGTGCTGCTGCGGCTGCTGCTGCGGCTGCTGCTGCGGCTGCTACTCTTCTTTTTGCTGTTTGTACGGCTTTTTTTACTTTTTTTCTTTTTTTTGTTTCATTATTATTACTATTTAAATTACTATTAGTTCGATTTATATATCGAACATGATGGTTTTTGGGTAGTAGTTTTGCCACTCTAGGATCAATTCGAACAATATGGTTTTCGGGTCGTAGTGCTGCCACTCTAGGATTAATGACTACACTTTTCTTTTTTTTGTTATCAGTCTTAAATTCGTTCATATCATACTTATTAGATTCGTTATTCGAATTATCAGTATTAAATCCGCTCATAGAATACTCATTATTAGATTCGTTATTCGAATTATCATTATTAGATTCGTTATTCGAATTATCAGTATTATTAAATCCGTTCATAGAATACTTATTAGATTCGTTATTCGAATTATCATTATTAGATTCGTTATTCGAATACGTGTTTGAGTATGCCATTCTATTTATGCATCTCATTTTATCACGGCGATGCCTTGGGCTGATTCGTTATTTCTTCCGTGAGTTCCGTATTCACTTTAAAATCGGAAGGTTGTTTCGGAGATACAAGATGCGCCTCTTTTACAGGAATCGCAGGACTTGGACCTTTTGTCGCATATGGAGGAGTGACAGGCGGATGATACATAAATTCATGAACTACATCTTCTTTGTCTAGTGCATGAATGGAGAGCATATACCGCTCCCTCAATAACGCTGTACGATAATCAAATTGTTTTGAATTCGGCTGAGAGACGACCTCCTCGATCTTTTTAGGAGAACGAGAACGTTGTAATAATGCTTTTTTTAGAGACTCCAGCGGAGTGGACATTTCTATCTCATGGTAATATTAACCGCGCTTGGATACACACTTCCAAGTTGATAATTCGGGCGACTTTGTGTTAAATCCGGTGATAAACCGCTGCTAATACCACTTAGTTTGCTCTGTACATCGAACATCACACTTGTCGGAACGTCCGCAGGAATTGGGCGCATATAGGCCTGTTCAAGAATTGCAGATCCGCCACGTGATTTGCGGGTCTTTCTGCCACGTTTACCACCTCGAAGGGGTGGAAAGGCGTTCGAACCCATGTCTATACGCGGTGCAATCGGAAAGGCGGTTTGTCCACGAACTGGATCATACTGCTGTGCAATCTCGGGATTAAAAAATCCACGATCCACGTACTGTACATAACTTCCATATCCTCCTCCAACGACTGCAGGTTCTTTTTCCTCTCCTCCTCCTACCGTGGACGTTAGCCCACCATCGGCTCCTGGAATACGACCTTGATCCAAATAGATACCTGGACGTAGGGTCGAATCCAATGGCGCACCCGCGATAGGCGCGGCCCCTCCTCGCACACGACGTTTCGTCTCCATTCGATGCACCAAAAAGGCGTCTGCTGATTTCTTATCCAATGCCTTATGAAACGTTTGAGACCACTCCTTGCGGAATTGTTTGATCATTGCCTCTTTTGTCATATTCTTTTGAATCATCTGATCCGCGACCTCCTCAATATGTTCAAATGCCCGCCGTAATTCGGGTATGGAATAGATCCCTTTTTTTGCAACCTGTTTTCGAGTTTTGCGAGGCATTTCTACTAGCATTGATTATAATGTTTCGAGTGCACTTCTCGACATATTATTCTTTCCGTAACTGTTATTCATTCCCAGACTATTCCCTAGACTATTTCCTAAGTCATTCAGGCTATTTACAAGACTATTAGAACCGCTTCCCAATAAATCATTCGCGGTGTTGGAAATAGAATTGACTGCCGTATTCACAGCTTGTGTCACCGTCGTATTGGCCAATGTTGGAAGTTCCACCGATGGCATCGACGGAACCGGTACCGCTCCTCCCGTAAAAAAGGAAAGAATACTGAAGATGGTGTATAGAATAATGGCAGTAATCATCGTGTATGGTAAATAGTTTGAAAAGGTCTGCTGCCATGTACTTAAGCGATATTCAGACTGAAACATTTGATAATGGTCATAGACTCCATAGAACAAAAAGACAAGGGAAAGAATGGCGGCAATCATCGGAGTAGCTCTCGGAATAAAATAAATAGTACATAGAATGGCGATTAAAAAGATATATAACCCTGGTATAAAGAACTCCATTACTCTATACTGTTTTTTGATTTTACCGATATACTATTTTACATTTTCTATGATTAAATCTTATCAATCAGATCGACATGGGTTAACATGTGTTTGCGGCAACAATAACGCTTCAATCCAAGCTCATCAAGTGCCTTACCCTCCTCTGTAACCGGAACAGTCTTCCCGTCCATATAAAACGGGGTGGGCCGATTATTTGAACGTTCATTCAGACGCTTTTGATACGCCAGCCACTTGTCTGCAAGGATATTGCCACAGTTCATGCAACGAATCGGAATAATCATCTCTAGGATTTCGATGGAAAGGATTTGTCTATCAATTTTTATGGTCGACGAACCTAAATAGCAAATGGTATGTATAGGTCCAGTATGAAAAATGCAGTTGAATCGAAGAAAGAATCAAAGGCAGAAGAGAGTGATCAATCCGATATAACCGAAGTGTATCGCGAAGATAATCATATCTATTTCTATAACGACATCGATCGTTCTACGATCAATCAATTAACAATCCTTTTTCGTGAGGCTGAAGAATATTGTATCGTTACTGCACTTCGGTTACGACTCGATATGCTTCCGATTTATCTTCATATTTATTCGAATGGCGGATACCTCTGTTCTGCCTTTGCTGCCATCGATGCCATTGAGGCACTAAAAGTTCCTGTTCATTCCGTGATTGAAGGGGCAACTGCATCTGCCGGAACATTGATCAGTGTCATCTGTTCCAAGCGATACATTCGTCCTCGCGCCACGATGCTAATCCATCAACTCAGTGCAGCATGTTGGGGGAAAATGTCAGAAATTACGGATCAATACCTTAATTTAACCGATTCCATGAAAAAGATTAAAGAGTTATACCTTCAACATACCACCCTTTCTTCCAAAAAGCTGGATCAATTGTTGTGTCGTGATCTATGGCTTGATTCTAAACAGGCCCTTGCCTACGGATTAGTCGATGAACTTTATAAGTAATGCGTTATAATATCATAATTAAAAGTTACACCGACATCAGAAATGACGTCTGTATTATACAGTGGAGGTCTCAATTATCAGGCCGGCAATCCCGTTCGCCAGGAAATCGTAATCGTTCGTCGCGAAGTCGAGTCTCTCCGGAAGCAGTTGGAGGTTGCTTCACAGGAGAACCTGATTTATCGCAAGCATCTCATGAAGTTGCTGGAAGGCACAGACGCAGGAGCGGCCGAATTCACGGCCGATCTCATGCGACTCTCGGCAACAGATAATACTTCGACTCGTCCTCCGCCAGGTGTCGGTACCGTACAGGGGGCTGGTTTTACTCGTTAACTTCTCGTCGTATCTTTCCTAACATTCCCTCGCTGATTTCGATGGAATGTTTCGAACTCAACAGAGCACGAATGGCTTTTAGTGATTGTGTTGCATACTTCTGCAGTGTCTCCTTCACAATGACCATATCTTCGTCGGCCCACTTTCCTTTCTTTTTATGCGTGGAGGCAGACACGATTCGCTCAGGTCCATCCGATGTATTCACCACTTCTCCTACTTCCATTGTTCCTGCATGAATGCTGTCGTGACACACTTGACAAATCACCACTAGATTCCGCGCATCATTCATATGACTTCCATCGGAAAGAATCTGATTGGTTGCCGAAGCACGCGGCTGAAGATGGTGAACTTCGAGCTCCGATTGGATTGCCTTCTTGCATATCTCACATTCCTTTCGCACGATGTTTCGATTCCACGAGGAAGAGATCGCATCTTCTTGTTTCGAGGATCCGATGATCCGATGGCGGTTTGCTACCGCTTGCTCAATGAATTCTGCAGGCAAATCCATTGCTCGCGCCACCTCCAACCCATATAACGTCGAACCATTCCCTTTTCGCAACGAACGATCATATACTAGTTTTTTCGTCTGCGGATCATATTCCACATGCAAGTGCCAAATGTCAACCTCTTTGGTATCAATGAGCTGTGGCAGATCATGAAGATGCGTTGCAAACATAAATGCCGCCTTTCGCTTCGTCAGCCACTGAATCCCACTTGCCACGAGAGCCTGGGCGGACGTTGATTCTGTTCCCGCACACAATTCATCACCCAGTACCAACGTATACGGATTGGCATTTCGAAGAATATCGCGTAATTCTGACATTTCTACCGCAAACGATGATAGACCCGCAAAGAGGTTGTCTTGATTCAGAATGCGTGTATAGACCGCCTGAAACGGCCGAAGCCGCATCGATTGGGCCGGTACAAAACACCCTGCCTGGGCAAGCAGAACACATAACCCTGTCGCTTTCATGAGTGTAGATTTTCCACTCGCATTCATTCCATAAAGTAGCCACCCTTTTACTGTATCATTCATACCCAACGTAATATTATGTTTTACATATGACACACGACTAGAAGTCGCTTCCACCAGCGGGTGACGAAGATTCACAATGTCCAGCCCCGATCCCTCCTCTTGATCTTCAATGATTGGACAACTCCACCCCCGCTCTTTTGATGTCTTTGCAATACATTGTGTACCATCAATATGCGAAATCCATTGTTCCAACAACAACCAATTATGATGACCCGCTTGAGAAATGGCCAAACAGGCGTCCGCCAAATGAATACGCACCAACTGATCAAGCGATTCGCGTAATTTTAGTAGCGCCGTATTGGCACGTTGAAGTGGAAGACAATCAATCCACCCACCCGATTTCAACTCAGTAATCGCTGTTTTTTCTGGCAATTTGGCGATATTCTTCTTGAGTTGTTGAAGAGTAATCGTCGATCCTTTCATTCCATAAGGCTCCTTCTCTCGTTGTTCCAATCGAACCGCATCATCTTGTACACCTCCTTGTTGTGCGATGGTTTTTCTAAGTTGTTCAATTGATGCAAGTAAATCTTGGATTTCTTGTTCTTTCTTTCCAATATCTGGATACGTGTCTACATGAAAGGCAGTACAATCTGCGGAGGCGCGCTGAGCCTTATCTTCTGTAAAATGATGATGAAACACCTGTTGATAGACCGACCAGTCTGCATAGGAAAAAGGAGGTTGCATTCGCGTATTCGGAACGATCTGTTTAATAATGGTATCGATCGCTGTATACGTTTGAAAGAGCCCTGCAATCTCATTTGCCTGAATCCAGCCACATTGGAGTTTGCGATGAAGACGCGGCAGATCAAACATAAATCGAAGTTGTCGATCGAGTGGTTTCGTCTTTTCTTCAGGCCATAATAAATACTCTTGAACTTCTTCCAATCGAGATCGGATCTCGGTCGGATCCGAATAAGGGCTTAGAAGGCGTTCCTTGATCGCTCGTTTTCCCATCACCGTGATGCATTTATCAAATAATCCGATGAGTGACTCTGCTGGTCCGGTCATTTGAAGTTGGGTGAGCGCGTGATTTCCACAGATCAGGCGCGCCTGTGGAATCCACGGCTCATTTCGATGGAAGGATTGAAGAAGATTTGAATCATGTTCTTCCATAAATTGTAGCAAAAATAATAACGCAGTCTCCTCTTGTTCCGAGCGTAATCCCAAATACGTTTGTGGAGGAAGAAGGGATTTAATAGAATAGATCTTTTGTAGATATTCCGTTCGTACAAGAGGATACGAAAATGATCCAAGTGTTTCCAATGAACGAAGATGCAACGGAAGTGTAGAAGAAAATCCAAAGATGCGCCGAAGAATGGATTCGTCGGGTGACTGTGAGCCTTTCCAGTATACCAGCACTTCTTTTGGAGGATACACACTCATAATCTGCACCAAATCGTCGGCCGTCCAAATGTCCTGTCGTCCTTTTGCTGAACCCGAATAGGTTCGTGTCGTGCCTGTTGTGCCATCAAGAATGGCTGCTCCAAACAGGGGTGCAGAAGCGCCTTGTTCAAAATAGAGTGTCGCCACATAGGGCGTTTCGATCGAAGAAGTCTGTTCTATATGAGTGCTTGGTGAAAGAATGCGAGAAACTTTTCTCTCTTTTACTTTTCCTTTCATATCTTTGATCTGATCCACTATGACTACCGTCCACCCTGCAGATGTTAGGCGTCCCGCCCATTTATGCATCACATAATCTGGAAATCCAGCAAATAATCCGTCTTTCCCTGGCTCAACGTCTCCTTTTTTGGTAGAGAGTTGAATTCCCAAATAATCTACGATTTCACGTACATTCGCTTGGGTTTCGCCCGTCTCGATGTCCTGGATATCATATAGCTCATAAAATGAGCCTACCATGAGAAAAATGGCGGTTTTGGGGCCATATTTCTGGGTATAGGTATGGTATAACTCGATATATTCTTTATACATGTTCAATTAATATATCACGACGAGGGTTTAGGCCCGCGATATAATGCGATCATACAGATTCCTACAAATACAGATAACGATCCTGTAATCATACCTGAATAGAGTCCTTCCAAAAACCCTTTTTGGTAACCCTCTTCATATCCGTCATCTTTTC